GTTGTGTTGCCCCCACGAGTCCGCAAGGATCACCACACCTGTCCGATCCGCCGTAGATGAGAGAGATAACTTGAGCGCCGCCGCCTCTGCCGCAGTCAGGCCATCACCCCCCAGCCACGGTTGATACGTCGTGTTCCCCATCAGGCCGCCGTGTTAAGTATTGCAATCATCTGATCCATCTTCGTCGCCGTTGCTTGCAGCGCCGCCTGCACTTCGGTGCGATCTGCCGCGTTAACCAGCGTCAGCACAGTACCCGATAGCGTAGGCGTTCCGCGTGGCGTCAACGGCGGTTGGCCGTTCGGCCACGTCACCGCATGCATGTCGCGGATTGCCTGCTCCACCATCGGCCGCACATCCACCAGAGCCTGTGCACCGGCTGTGCTGGCCCACGTTGCGTATGTGGTCTGTCCCATTAGCTTGCCGCCGCTGCTGTAAGGGTTGCGCCTGTACCACTGATGGCCGTGCAGTTGACGCGGTATTCCATGAACCGCGATCCAGTCACGATGACAGCAGCACCCGCCGCAGTCGTTGTGCCGCTTAGCGTGGTTGTGCCGGCAAGCTCCCACTCGCCGCTAGCCACGTTCCGCACCTGAAGCAAGATCGTCGCGCCTACAGTGCCCGTGCCGCTCAGCGAATAGTGGAAACTGGGGCTGTTGCCGTTGTCGGCATAGCTTGCACTTGCGCCAGTGGCTGTAACCGCATTCAGCAGGACAGTACGGGTCAGCGCCCCGGCCTTGGTGGGCACGGGGTTCGCGTTTGACACCGGGCCGTCGTTTGCGCCGGGGACACCAAGCGCTAGCTTTACAAGCTGGTATTGAACCCCGCCAATGTCTTCAGACGCGGCAAGCTCTGCGGTCGGGTCTGGTGTGCCCAGTCTTACGTTATCAGCCATTCTCTGCCACCTGTTCCGCTATCTCCATCAGGCCCGATGGCCGGCCCATTTCATCCCGGGCCACTTGGTAAGTCTTCGCGCCCTTACGAACAGCCACCACTTGCTCTGTATCGTCGCGGATAAGCTCGGGTGTTGCAGCGGCCATGTCTGACAAGGCTTGCAACTGCTCACGAAGCGTAGACACGTCAGCAGCGGGCTTGTCGGCAATCGTCAGCTTCACCTGTGCGTCAAGGTCGGCTTTGTACTTGTCAAGCGCCATCTGGTCGATTCGCGCACGCTCTGCGTACTCTGCTTCCAGCGCTTTCAACTGGGCTTGCTGTTCAAGCTCCAACTGCCGTTGCCGCGCCTGCATTTCCTGCTTCGTCGCTTCGACTTGCATGCTCATCTGTGCTTCAGCTTGGAACTTCTGCGCGTCCATCTGGCTTTCGGCTTGGAAACGCTGGGCATCTGCTTGCAGCTTCGCCTGCTCTATCAACATCTTCGGGTCAGGCTGCGGCGGCGGTGGCTGAACGGTCTTCGGGTCTGTGAAGAACTCATTCGCGTTCTTGAATCCCGCGTTCTCCGCAATCCGCGCCTGTACTGCGTAGATGTTCTGCGGGCTGACGATGTAGCCCATCGGGCTTTGCAGCAATGCGAACTGCGCGCCAGCAATCTGGTTCAGCATGATGCCCTGCTGTAGCTGGTCGCCCGTACCAATGCCGACATTGATCGTCATGTTGTAGCCGTCGCGCCATTCCTGCGGGTCATACGCCACGTATTGGCCCGACAGCTTGAAGCTCAGCGGCTCCATGCAATAGTCGGTCAGCGTCTTGAAGATGCCGCGCATGGTCGGGGCCACCAGGCATTCCCCCATGATCCGCGCCATCAGCTTCATGCGCTTTTGGCGCTGGTTGCTCTCTTTGCTGACTTGCGTGGCTGACTTTTGCAGCGCGTCAGCATCAAGGCCTTCAATGGTCGGAATGTGCCCCGTGCGGGCTTGTTTGGCCTGCTCCAGCGCTTCCAGCATGGGCATTGCTTCGATGCCCTTCCAATGCTCGTTGTACGGCCTTATGGCGCCCGCCATTTGCTCACGCAGTATGCCCATCGGCCGACGGTGCAACAAATCGTCAATGTTCGCCTTTGGATTGCCGTTGCTGTCTGTCAGCACAACCGTTTCTTGGTTGTTGGCAAATTCCAGACTGTCTAGCTGCGCGCGCCAAATGTCGGTGCGGATGCGCTGGAAGTCTTCCGCCAGGTCCGCAGCACTCAGGCCTTCGAATTGGTGCGTCAGCAGGTAAGGCGACCATGCCGCAATGGGGACGTGTGAAAACTCGACGTTTTCAAGCACCTTTTGCCCAAGCCTTAGCACTTTGCGCCGCTCTGCAATGCCGTCGCCGTCAAAGTCAACGAGGACGTACTCTTCGTGTAGCCAACCTCTCAGCAGGCTCTCATCCTCCGGGGCATCGTTGTACATCGTGCGGTGACGGTCGCGCATCGAGCCGGAGTAGTCCTCGTCCTCCGAGCCGCGTTCGTCGGTCTCTGCGGCTTTCACGTCTTCAGCCGTCACGCGGTAGCCCATCTGGCGTATTTCGCTCAGTGTGACTTGGCACGTGTGCGAAACGTAAGGGCACTCAGACAGCAATGGGCTGTTGTGCATGCGGCTTACTTTTAGCTCCCACGGGGGGATAGCGCACAGCTTGACGATGCCGCGCTTCTTGACCGTCTTGATGCGCACGGTGACCATCGGCGCCAGCGGCTGCCCAGTCATTGCGGCTTGCTGCGTCTCTTCTTCGGTGGGCTCATACTCTTCACGGCTCACAACCTCAGCATCTGGGTTTGCGATCAGCCAGGCGGCCAATTGCAATTCATCAACCGCCTTGCGCGTCACCCATTCCGGGGTCTTGCGCTCGTCCCAATACCACTTCAGCGCCCCCACGCGCCTGTGAAGGCCGTCTTTGCAAGCGGTGTAGAGAAGGTGGAAACCGTTGTTTTGCTTATAGAAGACGTGGTTGCATGCCCGGGTGGCTTGCTCTGCGCCTTCTTCGTCTTCAGCCGTCGTGGGGTCGAACACCACCGCCTTGTCGCTGGCCACAAAGACTTCGATCAACTCCGGCAGCATGCCTTCTACCGTGTCGAACACATCCGACGCGATGACTTGCGACCGGCCGGCCTGTTCTGTGCCATACGGAAAGCGCATGTAAGCCCGAACGCCCTTCGACCGCTCTTGCGCTGTTTCGTCCGCCCATGCTCGCGCCTGGCTGCTTTCGGCGTTTAGCACCGCCAGCAGTTCGGGTTCGGTCATCTTCATAGCGTGTCTATCAGCGCCTGTAGTTCGGCCACCATCTGTTGGGCCTGCTCTTTAGTAAGCCGCGCGCTACCGCCTTTGTCGTTGCCGTAAATGCACAGCTTGCCATCGTCAATGTGAACGCCAATGGCGCCCGCATCTTCGATGGCCTCAAGCATGGTTTCGCCTTTGAACTCTTCGCCAAAGTAGCCAGCGATTACAACGGTCTTTCTTGCATCTAGCGCAGCTTTGATTGCACCAGTCAATCCCGCCAAATGGGACGCAACCTCATCGCTGCCTGTCGCGCGCCTGTAGCCAACCTCATCAGCCAATTCATTGATGATCGGCAGGCTGTCGCGCACATCCATATTGCGCAGCTTGTGATAGCGATCTGCATCGTATGCGCACAGTGCTTGCATGAAATTTGTGCGCGAAAACGCGCCAGCAGAACTTTCACTCACCATGCCTATGAATTCGACTTCAGCCGTTGTCATGCGTTACGCCTGTTCGGGTATTTGATTTCTGTCGGCCTGGCGCTGGGCAATTCATACGCCACCGCCATCAGCCCCAATGCGTCCGCGCTGTGGCTAGACCAATCGTGATCTGGGCCTAGATCAACGTCGCGCTTCTCTTCGCGCTTGTGGTGATACCAGCCGATTGCTTCCATGCCGTCTTGCGTAGTCGCTTCATTGATCCACATCGAGGAGAAGACTCGCCGCAGGGCTTCGACGCGCATCATTGCAGCGCCTTTCCCTTGATTCGGGACCACTTCTACGCTGTATCCAGCGGCTTCAAACGCACTGCGGTAGCTCACGTCGAACACTTTGTCCTGTGTGTCTCCGTCATGCGGCAGCCAGATTTGCGCTTTGCCTGGCACGTAGCCGCGCTCTCGCAACCAGATCAAGTGCGCTTCTATCGGCTGGCCCTGCTTTTCGTAGTGGTCTATGACGCGGATTTCACGGCCCACAAACTGCACAGCCCAAAACACAAAATTGTCAGCCTTGCCGCCCGTGCCGCCTATGTCGGCAAACAGTCTGACCGTTAGAAGCGGGTCGGCGGCAACGCGCCCTATGCGCCCCTCGGCCTTAGCCTTGGTGATATGCGCCGCGAAGTAAGCGCCGGACATGACGCTAACGTAGTCACCCTCCCAGATATTCGCGTACTGGTCGGGCTGCATCAGCAAACAATCCTGCCGTTCCTGCTCAAGCTCTGGCGTAAACCACGGGTTGTCTCGCCAGTTCGCCGTTACCAACACTGTGCCCGTTGGCTTCACTGGGCCGCAGAACATCTGTTCGATAGCGTCCCGCTTGTGGCGGGGGTTCCAGCTAAAGATTAGCTGCGATCCACTGGCCCGCATCGTTGGCCGCAGCATGTTCAAGCTGTGCGCCGTGGCTGTGTGCGCTTCTTCCCACCAAGACCGTTTGAACCCCTCCAGCGACTTGATGCTGTCGGCTGTGTAGTCCTGCATGCCCTTGAAGATCATCACGCCATCGCCGGGCAACTGGATCACGTCTTTAAAGACCTTGAACCCGTCCGCCTCAGTGATTCCGTGCGCGCTTAGCTTTGCCTCTATCAGCGCTTTTGATGACTGCATCAAGTCCTTTTGGACCTCACGCATGCAAATCGCCCGCAATCCTTCGCCGGACTGCCCAGGCTCTGCCATAGCGTCTTCTATCAGCAGTTCGGCCACAAAGTGCGACTTACCAGACCCGCGCCCGCCTTTAACTGCCTTGTAGCGGGTCGGCGCCACCAGCGGCAGAAACGCTCTAGCTGTTGGCAGGTCGAGGATCGACAACCGTGCGCCTTACTTCAGTGATCTTGACCTCGCCGCCGTGGTTCAGGTCCAGTTTGTCGCCATATTTCTTGGGCTGCTTTTTTGCCAGCGCCCACTTCTTGGTGTCAATCTGCAACCGCTTCCAGGCCACCCATCCCGCGTCCGTCGATCCCGCGTTGGTTGTCGGCGGTGGCTCTGCCGCAATTTCTTCCAGGCGCTCAAAGTCGGCTTCGTCACCTATCGCACGCGCACGCGCGTACTGTTCGGCAAATGCCGGGTGTCTGTCACGCCACTCCAAAACACTTGACGCCGCGATGCCGCACTCTTCGGCCGCCTTGCGAAGGCTATGGCCTTCTTGCAGAAGCGCGCACACGGCGTCGGCCGTTGCTTGGTTAAACATCGTGCTTTGCGACTCCCTTGCGGGTCGGTCGCCCAATGAAAAAAGCCACCGGGTTAGGGTGGCTTTGTGTCGCCGATGCCTGCGCAAGCAGACATTACAGCGGGTGCTGGTTCAGATTGTGCCGTGATTCTAGCGCTTCTTAATTGCGTTTGCAACCGTGCCACTCAACTAGCGCACGCATCGCGGCGATTAGCAGTGTTGGGCCGTGGCCTGATGCTTCATATGCGCAGCGCTCGTCGCCTCCACAGGTCGTCTCGATGTATGCCGCCCACATTCCCGGGCCGTCTGGCTGCGTTTCTATCCCGAATCGTTCGATCAATGGCCCGCCGTCATGCCAGCCTGTTGACGGCCGAAAGAAGTGCGTTTTACCTTCAGGCGGCACCGATAGCCATGCCGTTGAATCGCGCGGCGTGGTGTCTGCTATATCAGCAATGCCGATAGCCTCCGCCACTGCCTGGTCTAAATCTTGTCCTATCAATTCAGACATTGCGGCCCCGCATGTGGTTTGCAACCATCTGCCGCGCGTCTATAACCAGCGCAGACAGTTCGCCCTTTGTCGTCCCAATGCTGCGCTGCACTTTGCCAATGCTCAGCCACGGGAAGCAGTACCACCAGCGGATCACCAGACGGTGCTTTTCGAGCAACAGAACATAAGCCCGCTGAACCGCTAGCGCCTCTATCGTGTCCACTGTTGATCCGACCCCTCCTGTTTCGGGGTACAGATAGGGCACGTATCCGCGAAACATTGGGTGGGTGTCTCGGCCGCCCCGACCTGATCCGCACCATCGCGCCCAGTTCAGTAGCGATTCATGCGCGGCGCTTTGATGTGCCGGCACATCTGATAGCTCTACTTGATCGCGTGCTGTCATTCGACCCCTATAAATGTTCGGCCAGTCGCTACGTTGTACGCTATCCACCGACCAAAGTCGGCCGACCCTTCCTTCGTGTCCATCCATGTATGCCAGCCGTTGGCATTCGGTGCGCCCGGCTGCGATTTCAACCACTCAGACAGGGAAACGGCGTCTTGGTTCGCTGGCACATGCGCCACGAAACGCATTTCCTCCGGGTGACTATGCGGCCAACAGACAGGCATCAAAACACCTTTTCCGCCACATCAACAGGCGGCGCCTCGTAGATGTAGTCCAGCAACTCCCGAAGCTCTTGCTTGCCGTAATGATGGCAAGTTGGCTTGTCTCGGCCTGTTAGCGTCTTTTCGCCCGTGTGTAGCAACTGACGACAGACAAATTCTGCCGCTTCCGCGCGCGTTTTCATGGCGCCAATTCTAAAGCGCCGCAACGCTAGCCGCGTCTGTTTCGTCCCGCGCGGTGTAGCTGTTTTGCATGGCTGCGTATGCCCTGCGGCTGGGAACGCGGCCGATGGACTGCCGCAGCGCAGTACACAGCACCGTCAGCCCTCCGGCGTCCGTGATGACGCTGCCGTCCATCGTGGCGCCCCACTGATCCGTTCGATGGCCTGGCAGTTGGTGCAAGTGGATCACGACAAGCTGCCCATGCACGCGCGCTGCAAGCCATTCGCCATCGGGTGGTAGCTCTGGCGGGTATTCGGGCGCAGGCCTGGCTTGGATCAACTCGCAGCGTTTGGCACGCATGCGCGCAAACTTTGCAGCGCGGGCTTCGGCGGCTTTGGCGCGGGAGTAGTGCCGACTTTTCAAAGTGCGTCTACTTAAAAGTTATGCAGCAAGGCCCGCCGCCTGTAGCAGTTCACCGTGTTCTTTCACAGCTTCAGTCGCTGCGGCCTTCAGCGCCAAGTCTTGCCGGGCCAGTGCATCTGCCACCAGTTCGCCAAAGCGCGCTTTGATCGCAGCGCACAGGTGCGGAACCAGCGCGGCCGGAATCTCGTGGTAATTGGTCGCGCCGTCGCTGTACTGGTGGTACACGGTCACCGAGCCCAGGCTCAGCGATTTCAGTTCGCCAATGCCTCCACCCCCGCCGTGGTACTTGTTGCCAATCAGCGCCGTCCAAGCCAAGCAGGTGGTTTGCTCGCGCTTCGCTGCGTTGTACTGTTCAATCTTTGTCGCCATCTTTGCTCTCCTAGTTTCGTAAGTTGCTGCATAACTGGTCGCTCAAGGCGACCTCCTACGGGCCTGCGGCCCTACGTCGGCGCCTTAGCTCCAACGTTATATTCCACTGTCCTCAAGTGTTAATGGCAATTTGCCCTTAACCAACACAATCAAACAAGCTAACAAGAACGTCGGAATATGCTTTCTTTGCA